TTGCTGATACATTGTGTGTGTTTTGTCCTGTTCTGTGTCCAGGTTTAATCCATTGTTGAGCCACTTTTTTAATTCTTTCTAATAATTCAAAAGGTGATTCATGTCTAAGGATAGAACCTTCAGGTGATTTCTGTGGTACAGAAATAACAGCTGTATCATGTGGTCTAAATACTTCATCTTCAATCAACTCAGGGTGATAGATAGATAAGTAAGTGTAAATAGATTCATTTTTACCAACTCTAACTCTTCTGATATAATAATCGTTATGCCATGCGTGAATACCTGATGAAGTACCCAATGTTAAAGAAGTTGTCCCAGCTGGTTTAACAGTTGTTGTTCTAGCTGACTTATTGATTCCGATTAGTTCAGCTATTCTAGCGTTCTCCTCTTTAACTAATTCAGCCGCTTGTGACATATCGTAACCCAACACTTTATCCGAACCAATACCTGTCATAGATACACCGATTAAAGCATCTTTTTCAGTTGTTCTTTTCCATACATCTCTTAAGTAATGGAAGTCTGTATATCCAGCTTGTAATGTTCCGATGAATGCTGCCGCTTTAACTCTTTCGTTGTAATCTTCTTGTGATTCAATATCTGATACATTTACCTCACATAAGTTACAAAATTGAAATGGACGTAATGCAATTTCACAACAAGGGTTAGTTCCCCAATCTTTATCGTAAGAGAAATAAATACCAGGTTCACCAGCTCCAGATAATTCAACTCTTTTCCATAAATCCATGAAGAATTCTTTAGTGATTTTGTTTCTTAATAAAACTGCTGAGTTGTTAGCTCTACCTCTTTGTGGGTTTAATTCCCACCATGCTCCTGATTTACAAGAAATCATCTCGTTATCGTCAGCTGAGAATAAAGAGATTAAAGCCGCTCTTCTAATTCCACCCGCTAATACTGCGTCAGCAATATGACATACGATATCGTGTACTTCTAATGTTGTTAGTTTTGAACCGTTTTCTTTTTCTTTTAACATGTTCTCAACTTTAACCAAACACTCTCTTAATGGTTTTGGTCCAGGTGCTTTACCTCCTGAAGTTACCAACATAGCTCCTTTTTGTCTAATGTCAGAGTAATCAAATACAGGTGTTGATGTGTTTTCACCAAAGTAAGATTTCATTAAAACTTTAACCGCGTCAGCCCATCCTTCAATAGAGTCACCGATTAAATATCTTCTTGTTTTATCAGGGTTAGGTTTTCTAATCTCAGGTAATTTATCAACGTGGTGTTTTTGTACTGAATAACCTACACCTGTACCACCTAATAATAAAAACATAGTTTCAGCGAAAGCGTCCTTATGGTCAATCGGTAAATAAGCACAATTGTAAATTCTGTTAGGTGAGATTTCAATTGGTTTTCCACCGAATTGCATTGACCTCATTGAAGGTAAAACTTTTTTGTCGTAAACAAATTTATATACTTCTTCAATTTCATCCGCTAATAAAGGATATCTCCTTTGATGCATTTCTTTGTTTCTAGTTACTAACTCTTCCCAAGTCTCTCTTCTTTGAGCTTCAGGAAGGTATTTTGCGTACTTCATGTAGACAGTAATGTCAGACAAAATCTTATTAGATAATTCCATTTTGTTAAATTTTTAGTTTAAATTATTTATTTTATTCTTGAGACTTTGATTGAGTCTCTTTAAGTTCACGAGCTCGTTTAATTCTTTCACGAACCCTTTCCTCTTGTTTTTCCTCTGCCTTTTTCTCATATCCTAAGAAAGTTTCAGAGGTTGTTGTATCAATAAAAACAGTTCCATTGTCAAAAGTACAGTTTTCAAATATAACACCGTCTTTTCCAAACCTAGACTTTAAAATTGCTATAGTTGCTAAACCAGCCTCCTTTTGTGGTAGTGTTTTGGCCACCGATATAATAAAGTGACCAATTTGAGCTCTTTTTATAGACCCACCCATTTGGTCTCCCGTTACTACGTCTGAGGAAATTGAACTTCTGTTACCCTGAACCGCTGTCCATCCCACCATATCAAACTCAACTAACATGGTTTCAAAAGCTCTCATTACGTTACCTTCTCCAGTCCATGAATCGTTGTAGTTTTTAACAGGTTCAACACAATCAATGTAGTCTAATATAACCACATCTATTTTTGTCCCTGTAGCGATTAGGTGTCTTATGTAAGACTTAATCGTGTTTATGGTAACACCCTCTGAAGTGAATTTTTTAATTATTAGGTTATTTTCACGGTCTGTTCTTTTTCTGACCTCATCTATTACCTCTTCTTTATTTTCCGCTAATTCATTCAGATTTATACCAGTCCAACATGCCGCGTGTTTACGTTGTATCACCTTCGGCATATCCTCAAATATAATTTGTAAAACATTGTTCCCAGCGTTATAAGCTGAGTTAGCTATTTTTGTTAGTATTGTGGTTTTTCCGACACCGTAAGGTGCTAAAACAACCGCTAACTCCCCTTTGGATATTCCACCATCAGTTAGTTCGTCAATACCGTTTATTCCCGTAGGAATTGGGTTTCTATAATCATCCTGTAATACCGACTCAAAGTCGTCAGATATAGATACACCGTCATCTTTTTCAGCTCCAACTGATAAAGCGTCTTTTAAGATTTCTGCACATTTTTCATAACTCTCAAAATCACCATTATCAACTATTTTAGAAATTTCTTGATTAGCTTTCTTTAACTCTTGTTGTCTACAAAAGTTTAAAGCTTTTTCTTGGATGAATCTCCAATCTTTAACTTCTAAATTTCTAATTTCTTTGGTCATCGCGAACACGTAATCTTGTGTTACCGTGTCTTTGATTTCCATTTTTAAAACCGTTTCTAAAGTATCCCACTCAGGGACTTTTTCAAACCTTTCATAGTAATCTTTAATTGTTACTATAATCAATCTGAAATACTCGTTATCAAAATACTTTGCGTGTATAATGTCTATAATTCTATCTGAAAACTTTTTGTTAGCTGGATGTAAAATTTGATTTATCAACTCTTGTTGAAACGAATATCCTAAGTATCCTAATGTAACATTTTTACTCATAACTTTACCAGCTTTTTTTGTTTAATAATAAATAGAAATTACAGTTCAATTCCGCTATATTCCACAGTAAAATTTTCTTGAGAAAATACATCTTGGATGTGTGAAATGATTCTAGGAATCAAAGACCTAACATCAACACTGTATCTAACTCTTTGTGGATAGATGTTTCCTGTGAAGCTTTTTTGTGATACAACTCTATTATCAACTTTAATTTCAAAGTGGTATACATCCTCTTTTTGTAACAAATCTTTTTTAGTTAAGTCCACTTGTTCTTGAGTTTGTTCTTCAAAAGGGTTGTATTGTTTGTATAAATAATCAACTGATTTATCTTTTAAATCAGACTCAATAATATGAACACAATCATCAACACACCATTTTAAGTCCATTGACCTTAAAACCTCTTTTCTATAATTTCTGATTGAGAAATATCTTTGGCAAATAATATTTCCGTTGATGTACAATACAAATTCAAACTTTTTCATTTTTTTCTTTTTTTAAATTTAACTTTTTCTTTTTTTAATAATTTAACAAACGGTTCCATCCAACTAACATAACCGTCAACTCCACCAGGTATATTTAACATAACACCATCTTCTAACATCATTTTCAGGACATTCTTGTGGTCTCGTCCTTCGGGGTCTAATGGTAAATCAATTAAACCAATCACATCTTCTTTAGCCTCGTCAGGTAATAAAGGGTTTTGTAGATTTATTATTTTTTCATTTACCTCATAAAAGTCTCCTCTGTGTGAACCTTTTGAATGTCCTTCAATAATGTTTTCTAAAACTTTTAGTGGTTTTTCACGAGATTCCTGTAATTCCCCTGCTTTCTCTCTAACCTCATTTAAAGTAACTTTTCGTTCTTTTATTTCAGGAAAGTGTTCTAACAAAGTTTTTTCAGTCACCCCGATTACACCCTTAATATAATCAGAAGAACAACCTTCAATAATTTTAACTAATCCAGCGTTTTCATAATAATGTTCAAAATGCCAATTATAGTTTCCAATACCAACTAATTGTTTTTTATCAGCTAAGTAAATTGAAACTTCATCGGTAATCATTTGACACAAGTCTCTATCATTAGTGTAGATTATAACCTCTTCATTACTTTTTTTATTTAATGAATAATAAGCTAATAAATCATCAGATTCACAATCAGGATGTGAATATTGTCTAATAGATAAATCCTCTGCGTACATTTGAACTCTTATTTTTTGTCTTTCGTAAGACTCGTCAAAAAATTTTGGTCTGTTTCCTTTGTATTCAGGGTAGTAATCTAAACGTAGTGTACCACCACGTTCACCATCCCACATGATAACAATTTTACTAATTTTTAGTTGGACTGTCAACATCCTTAGGGTGGCGTAGAATTGGTAAAGTCCTCCTATGTGTTCGCCTTTATAGAACAGGTGTTTAGCCCCGTTATAAGAACGTTTCATAAGAACATTACCGTCAATAAGTAGTGTTGTGTATTTTTTTACTGGTCTACCCATTTGTTGTAAACTTATGGTTCAACAAATCGGTTTTCTTTTCTTCTTCGGTATCTATTAGTATACCTAATTCTTTTAATAGATTTATTTGTTTTTGGGTTACTACACCATCATCTTCCATGTATCTTTCAATAGATGCTTGTATAACCCAATAACAACTTAATTGGTCACCCTTTTCAGTAAGGGCTTCCAAATTAAGTTCTTTAAGTTTTTCGTAATCTACTTGCATTTTTTTTGTTTTAAAAAATTTAAAAATTACATAAGACCTTCTACACCGTCTAAAGATTCTTCAGCCGGTTTTGGTCCTTCTTTCAAACTAAAGTCACCACCCATAACTTCTTTCCAGTACTCAGCGTAATCATCTTTGTACTTTTTTATAGAGTTTGGTGTATCTTCTATGTAACCATGTGGTGTAGCTATAATCTTACCATCTTTATAACCCAAACCATTTACGTGGTTCTTTAAAATAGATACTTTAGTTTTAGTAGCGAAAGCTACTTTTCTTCCGTCTTTTGTAGCGTCCAATTGTGATATACCTGAATTCTTTTGGTTCCCAAATAAGAACACTAAAGCTGAGTTTAACCAAATTGCCTCACCACCTTTCGCTTTAATTTTAGCTTGTCCGAAAGGATTATCAGGTAGTTCAACCCACGGTTGATTTACAACAACCATAGTGTTGTCGTAAGGGTAATCTTCTCTTTTTGAATTTGTAATTCTAGATGTTAAACCCATACCGATTTTGTCAGCTAACACTCTCGCGTTATGCATTGAACCACCTTTCCCTTCAAATGTCATTTGACATGGTATTGAACCAACGGAGTCCCATAAAAATAAATAACCTTTTAGTGGTTTACCGTCAGGTCCTTCAGGCATCCCATCCTTTTCTTGGATATCTAATAATTCATTTATGTAATCCGTTACTTGTTCAATAGTTTGGAAGTCGTCGTTAAATAAAAACGTTCCATCAACAACTTCATTACCATCTTCATCCACAATAAATTGGGATTCTAACCCTAGTTTTGTACAATAATCCCAAGACCATTTTCTCTCAGTTATACAAAACACGGGTAAGTATCCTTTTTTAATTGCTGACACGGCTGAACCAATTAAAGCTGTAGTTTTAGACGAGTTAGAGTGTCCTAAGAACATGTTGATATTGTGTAACACAGGTCCTGGTAATCCACTCGCTTTATGAAAAGCTTCACCGATATCAAAAAATTCTGTCGGTTTATACTTTGTTTTACTACTATGAGATTTCTTTAATGAACTTAAAGAAAAGCTCTTCTTTTTAATACTTGTTTTAGCCATTTTGTTTTATTTTAGAATGGTAATTCGTCGTCGTTATTTTTTGAAGTTGTTGTTTCAGCTGTTTCAGCCTCTGTTGTTACTTCTTCAGTTTTTGTTTCTGTTTTGTTGTAAGAAAACTCAACTTCACCTTCTTCACCTTTAGCTACGAATTTTTGTAACCCTTTATCCCATACAGGTGTGTCACCGTTAGCTATAATTTCTAAATACTCAACAGGTTGTGCTTTGTAAATGTCTTTCCATGTTGTAGTATCAGCTATCCAAGCTTTAGCTTTTGTAGTGTCCTCAGTCAATAATGAAACATCTTCAGACATGATAGAAGTTATTTTAGTATATTTCCTATCATCTCTTCCTAAGATAAGAACTAAATCTCTACCCTCTCTAGGTAATGTGATGTCACCTTTTTTAGTAAAGATAGGAATCATTTTATCTAAAGCTCCTTCACCTTTCCAGTTATGTGGGAATCTCCAGAACTTAACACCGTCTTGTTCGTTATCTCTATCGATAAGTCTTACGATGTAGAATTTCTTAGCTTTGAATTGTTTAGAGATTTTCTTATCTTCCTCTGACCCCGTAGCTTTTAATTCAGCTTCGATTTCACATAAAGGACAGTGTTCTCCGTCGTTGTGTTTTCTACAGTATAATTTTCTCCATTTACCTCCTACTTGGATACTGTGCCAATGTCCTTCTTCAAATGGAGATGCTCCGTCTTTTGTCGGCATCAATCTAATAGTACTCTCACCACTATCATCACCTTCTTCTAATCTTACAGCGAAATACTTAGAGAAATCTGTACCATTATCAAACGATTGTTGTCCTTGTTTGTTTTGCTCATACTGAGCTCTGATTGAATCTAAAATGTTACTCATTTTGTGTTTTTTTTTGTTTTAAATTATTAAATTATTTATCTACACGTTTAAATTAAACATATCTTAAATATACTATCACATACTTGAAAAATCAATAGTTTTTGAGCATTAAAAAAGGGGTAAAAGCTTTTAAATTTTACCCCTTATATTGGTTTTTTTAATTTTTATCAAGCCTCAGGGTTGAACGAATTTTTAATGTCTGTGTCACTATAATCCGTTAAATCTTCTGGTTTAATTTTATAAACTTGTTCTTCTTCGTCATCAGCGACTTTATATCTTGGATTAGTTTGTGCTTTTTCTTCCCAATAGTCAGTAAGTTTCATATTAAATGGGTAAGAATCTAATGAACGTAATTGTAATTGTTCTTCAGGTGTTTTAATGTCTGATTCAATCTTAGATACTTTATCCATAATAGAATCCATCTTAGCTAATTGAGCTTCAAGGTTTGATAACTTATCAGCCATATCTTTAACATATGTTGTTGTTTCTTGTGAAGCTTGTGCTGCCATTTCAGCAGTTTCTTTAGCTTCTTCAGAACCTTTAACTATATCGGTTACATCAATCTCTTCAACTTCTTCGTCTGACTCGATATCGTCAGCTGCACTAAATTCATCAGCAGTTCCAAACTCATCTTCCATTTCTTCACCACCTTCATCTTCAGGTGAACCTTCATCACCAAAATCAAAATCAGCATTGCCTTCTTCACCACCTTCTTCATCAGCGGCTGGTGTTTCATCAGCGAAATCAAACTCATCACCACCTTCCTCGTCTTCAGGAGCTTCATTTAATTTTTTCTTACCAGTTACATCGTAACCCATGATAGCATTAAACCTTTTAAGGTCTTCTGATAGTTGTTTTTTATCTGCCATAATTATCTTGTTGTATATTCACTTAATAGTTGTCTACCATCATTAGTGATGATTTTTTTATTTTCTCTTTTAACGATTTCTTGTTCGTCATTGATGATACATTCATCACCTTTACAATCTTGTTTAAGAAAGTTGTTTAACTTATCGTTAAGTTCTTTTTCTTTTCCGTTATTTTTATCGTTAATCATATCTATTCTTTTTATATAAATATCACTAATTAGATAAAAATACACGACTAATATTCGTGATTTCTAAATTGTCTTTTTTTAGGAGTATTATTGTATCTTCGTAGTTAGACCAATCAATGTTAAATTTTTTATGGTTTACGTTTCCAGATTCCAAATCACAATCCCTTTCAATAAGTCTATTCAGAGCATTTATCGTAAAGAATGTTTTTTGTTTTTTATGTATTTGGATTGTTTTAGGTAATTCTTTTTTTATATTAAATCTATTTCCAACGTCTACCTTTATTTTATAGGTCAGTAAATAATCTTTATTAGATAATT